ATATACATATATTATAACACAAATCTCGAATCTGTCAAGTTTTTTAATGTTTTTTTCTCGTATGTTATCTCACCAGTTTCCATAGATAAATACATATACAAGCGACGGCTTTAATGAAATTCTCTGGAGAACAAGCAATGTCAACACACGATATAACGATTGACCAAGGGTCAACATTTTCTAAAACATTAACACTCAAAGACGACTCAAACGCCGTTATTGCGATAACAAATGATACTTTTCGTGGACAAGTTCGAAAGCATCATTCATCAACAGATATTCAAGCAACATTCACATTCGCAATAACAGATGGTCCAAACGGAGTAGTAACTTGGTCACTTACGCCAACACAAACAGCCGCTATGTCTACTGGTAAATTTGTATATGATGTGGAATGGGTAAAGGCTGATACTACTGTTGTTAGATTACTTGAAGGTGTTGCAGATTGCACACCGGAGGTGACGAGATGACAAAAGTATATATAGCAGATACAACACAATCAATTACTGTCGATGAGGCAGTTTATACAGTTCAGATAGCCAATTCGGCTGCCGACACAACAATAACAACCTCAGGTAGTGGTATTTCATTAATTAACACCTCAACAGGTGGAACACACGTTCTAAATTCTGTTACTGGTGGTGCAAATGTCACCATCACAGATGATAATGCAGGTAATTTAACAATCGCCGCGACTGACACAGAAGATAATCTATCGAATAACGACACAGATGATTTAAGCGAAGGTGGAACAAACCAATATTTCACAGATGCAAGAGTAATGACTTCACTGCAAACAGTTTCTGGTGATATTATACCAGACGGAGATAACACACGGTCATTAGGGTCACCAACTAAAGAATGGAAAGATGTATATATTGGTCCAGGTTCTTTATATATCGACGGACATAAAGTATTAGGTTCGGCTGCCACAGGCACAATTAACATCACTACCGATACCGACCAGACACTTGATATATTAGCGGGCGGACTGGACGGCACTGCCGGGGCTGTAAATATCGCTTCTAAGGGCAACACAACATCATTAAACGATACGACAATTTACTTAGGACCATCTGTTAGTGGCGGAACAATTAACGCTCGTGGCACATTAGAAGCACCAGACTTACACAACGGTGCTTTAGAATTTGGTGGCACATTAATTAACCAAACAGATACCAATCAAAACCTAGAGATAAGAACAAACGGATCAGGTTATCTTCACACAAATGTGGCTGACTTGTATATTGGGCCTTTAACTGGGGCTACCAAGATTGACGGAAATAGTATAACCACTACAGCAGGGAACTTAACTATTAGTGCTTTTGGCACAGTAGATATCGCAGGACATAATACTACTACCGAAACAGCGGCATTGATAGCAACAGCAAAAACAGAAGCAAACACATATTCAGATGCGGCAGTAGCCGTATTAACTTCAGGTGCTTCAGCGGCATTTGATACATTAGTTGAAATTAAAACGTTAATGGATTCTGGTGATGCAACATTAAACACTGCTATTGGTAACTTAAACCACGACACATTGTCAGGTTTCGTTGCTAATGAACACATTGATTGGACAACAGACCAAGGTTCAACTAACATACACGCTGGTAATTACACAGATACAAACACAGTTTATACAGATGCAGAAGCAATTTCTGCCATTGAAGGTGAAACAACCCTTGATTTAAGTGGCACAGTAACAATTGACGAACTCACATTTACTAGTGGATCATACCCTTGGGGAGAAACCTACAACCAAATAGAAGCAGATGCAAATAGAGTATTGGCATTAAAAACAACAGGTTCTGGATACATCTACAATGTAGCGCCGACAACTTGGTTCGGTGATAACGCAGGTGCATTCTTTCAGTCAAACTCAAGTGCCGCTTCAACACTTAAACCATTTGGTGGTCAAGCATTACACATCGGACCTAATACCAGTGGAGGTAGCACAAATATGGTCGTCACATTAGAAGGTGATGTATCGGGTGGTAGTTTTAATGGACACGAAGTAGTCTCAAACAAAGATGGCTTAACTATTCCCGGTGTGCCAGCGTGGGGTGGCTTTAATTTCTTAAGTGGTGGTGGTGGAGTTAAATCAGCAACAACTCCGAATACAGGTTATCCTTTCGTTGGCATACAACAGTCATCATCGGGTCAGAATCAACCAGAAGCCGCATACTTTATTAACCATATGAAGTATGATATCTCTGGTGGATTATCAGGAACTGGTGTTCAAGTTAAGTTCGCCGCACAAGATGAGACAGGCAAGTTAATAGATATCGCCGCTAACTTATGTAAAATAAGAGGCGAAACAGTATCTGGTTCATCAGGTAGTTCAACAGTAGATAGTTGGGATTCAGAATACACATTAACAGTAACGAGTAACGCTGGTAGTGGTGCTAACAATGTAGGAACAAATGTATTAACATCAAATATAAATTTCACTGAAGTATCACAAGAGTTAAGAGTAGTTAACAAACCCGGCAACTCAGGTAACACATCATTAAGTGGTCTCCATCTTGTATATGATGGTGCTGAAACAGGAACACCAACAGCAAAGATTCAATTAAGAAATGAAGGCGCAGGAACAACAACAAGTCTCATTGAATTAGCAGAAGCAAAAGTAGACTTTAAGAAAGTTGTTAATCTAGCATCAAATACAACGACAGAGCAAAACGCTTTAACAGCCGTTGCTGGTGATATGATTTTTAATTCTACGACATCAAAATTTATGGGACATAATGGTTCTGCTTGGGTGGAGTTAGGATAATGGATAAGATTAGAGCAAAAAAGAAAGTTGTGATGCACGAAGCAAATCAAACAGAGATTGATGTTAAACAAAATACAGTGGATATTATGGCTATGAAAAATGATTTAACAGAGATTAAAACAAATCAGAAACATTTAGATGGTCAGATAGAAAAAATAGACAAGAAAGTTGAAAAAATTGACGGACGACTATGGGCGATTATGCTCCTCGTGGTTGGTTCAGCAATAGCAAACTATTGGATGTAAATTAACCTCTACCAGAGGGGATAAATGGGAGAAACTCGATGAGTGAAGAAGAAAAGAAAAAGAACGGACGACCGAAGAAGAAAATTGATGTTGAATTAGTTGAGAAATTAGCAACGATTCATTGTTCAGTAAAAGAGATAGCAGATATAATTGGCTGTCATCCTGATACAATAAGAAACCGATTTTCAGATATTATTTCGAGAGGAAAAGCAAACGGTAAGATGTCAGTAAGAAGAAAGATGCTAGAAACAGCGATGACTGGGAATCCCACGATGCTGATATGGTTATCAAAGAATTGGCTTGGAATGTCGGATAATCCGATGGACGAAGAAACAAATAAAATATTACCGTGGACGGATGAAGTAGATGGCACTGAATAACGCACAAAAAGTTGTAGCAGAAAGCGATGCGAGATTTCGTGTTTTCGTTGCAGGTCGTCGGTGCGGAAAAACCTTTCTTGCTATTCGAGAAATGGCAAGATTTGCTCGTTTTCCAAATAAGAATATTTGGTATGTCGCCCCTACTTACAGTCAAGCAAAGACCATCGCTTGGGAACCGTTATGCGAAAAAATGAAAGAACTAGGCTGGGCTAAAAAGATAAACCAAA